TACCAGTACCATCTTGGATGAATACTATGATACCAGACTGTCCTACTGATTCTGTGCTCGGATTGGCTAAAGTAACATTACCTGTTGCTGTTAAAACAAAGTTTTGATAAGTGTCAAAATCTAATGTGACACTACCAGTTTGCGAACCAGCAGTTTGTGTGCTACCTCTAAGTGCTTTAGTAAAAGTAGTATTTGCATTTGATGCTACAATATTAGCACCCGCTAAAGTTGTTGCACCAGTTCCTCCACCAGCTATTGCTAATGTTCCAAATTCTAAAGCACTACCACCACTATTCATTTTTAATGCTTGATTTGCTGAACCAGCAGATGTTAAACCTGTACCACCTTTTGTAACTGGTACTGTTGGTAAACTTGCGGTGCCTATTGCACCACCTAAACTGTCTAATGATACTTCAACTATATTTGTTCCATCTGCGTATGCAAAATATATTTTTTGTTGGTCTGGAGAAAAACCAGAACCACTTGCAGTTTTAATAGTTAAGTTTGTTGGATTAGTTACTCCAGTAACATCAAAAATGTACATTTTTTCAATACTATCTGGAACTGTTAAAACAGTAGCTCCAGATAAAGTAACTGTAGCCACTTTTACAACCATATTTCTTGCGTTTGATACTGTACCATCAGTCATAGCAAGAGCAACTGTTGCTCCATCACCAACTGTTACTTGCTCAAAACCACCTATTGCTTGTTGTACTAAATTTAAATTATTATTTGTTTTTGTTCCCCATGTACCAGCATTTTCACCAGTAGCCATGAGTTCCAGTTTTAAATCTGATGAGTATGTTGAAGCCATATTTTATCCTTTATTATGCTGCTGTTGTTATTTTAGTCCAAGTCACTGGAGTTCCAGTGTCTACTTTGTTCCATGCTATTATTATTACACTTCCAACACTAGTAGTCAATGCTACACCAGTAACATCATCAACTGTGCCTGTGCCAGTTATTTCTGCTGGTGTGCCAACTGCGGATGTCATGGCTAATCCAGTAACATCATAACCAGAAACTGGAGTTATTGAACCAACCGATGATGTAGAAGATACACCTGTTACATTCACTGTGCCTGTCATTTCTATTACAATATCACCAAGAGCACTTGTAAGAGCAACACCTGTTACATCAACCAATGTAATCGGTGCAACGATTGCCTCTCCAGCCGCAGATGTCATAGCAACTCCTGTCACTCCAGTTGAAGCATCTCCATCAAAATCAACAGTTCCTACAGAGCCAGTTAGCTCCTGACCAGTCGGAGTTATTTCAACTCCTTGTGTTGTAGTTACACTACCCACAGAAGAAGTGGTAGCCACACCAGTAACAGATGCCGTAAATGAAATACTTGCTGTCGCTGTTCCTATTGCAGATGTAGCAGATACACCTGTTACTATAACAGAATATGCACCATCCCAAACTCGATTACCCCAAGTTCCTCTACCCCAACCTTCACCTATTTCTGCATCAGTGGTAACAGAACCAATAGCAGTAGTGGAAGCAACTCCAGTGACTGATACGGATATGTCGTTTTGGTCACCCCATGCACCTTCTCCCCAAGATAAAACACCCCAAGAAGTAGCATCTACAGTATTTGCAGTCCAACCCATGTTGGAGTGTTGTGTGCAATAGTAATATAAGGTAGGTGCAGAATCAGCTACTACTATGGTGGTTTTAGCACCAGAATTACCTGGTACACCTGATACTGTAACACCTGTAGTATATTCACTTCCTCCAGAATGTGTTCCATTAGCAGTTGTAGAAAACCTTAAAGGATGA